CGTGCTAATAAAATTCTAGCATTTGATACTAATGGTGAGTTATCAGTTACACAAGAACTTGGAACTAATAGAGGTAACTGGAGTTCTGGTGTTACTTTTAATGCTAGAGATATTGTAAAAGATTCATCTAACAATAACGTATATCTTTGTAACACAACACATACCTCTACTGGCACGACTCCTATCAGTTCTAATACTGATGTAGCTAAATGGGATTTAATTGTTGATGCACAATCTGCAACTAACAGTGCAAATGCAGCTGCGAACTCTGCATCTAATAGTTCTAATTTTGCTAACAACTCATCTAATAGTGCTAACGCATCTGCTAATCACTCATCTAACTCAAGTAATTTTGCAAACAATGCTTCTAACTCTGCTAATACTGCATCAACTTATTTAGCTGGTGTTGCAGCAAACGCATCTAACTCTTCTAACTTTGCAAATAATTCTAGCAATAGTGCAAACGCTTCTGCAAATTCAGCTTCTAATAGTTCAAACTTTGCAAACAACGCAAGTAATTCAGCTAATGATTCTGCAAATCATGCAAGCAATTCATCTAATCATGCAGCTAATAGTGCAAGTTATGTATCTGCTGCTTTAGCACATGCTTCTAATTCATCTAACTTTGCTAACAATAGTTCTAATAGTGCAAATACTTCAGCTAGCCATGCTGCAAATAGTTCTAACTTTGCTAACAACAGTTCTAACCATGCAAGCAATAGTTCTAACCATGCTGCTAACTCTAGTAATTTTGCTAATACATCTAGCAACCATGCTAGTAACTCATCAAACTTTTCTAATAATTCTAGTAACTTTGCTAACACTGCTAGTAATGCTGCTAATGCGGCTAACGCTGCAAGAGATGCAGCTTTAACAGCGGCTGATAATTTTGATGATACATATTTAGGTGCTAAAGCAAGTGATCCATCAGTTGATAATGATGGTGGTGCTTTAAATGCTGGTGATCTTTACTTTAACACAACATCTAGTGTATTGAAATATTATACAGGATCTGCTTGGTTAAATGTAGAGGCTACTGATACAAGTACTTTTGCAACTAAAGGATTTTCAATAGCTATGGCTATTGCATTATAACTTAAACTAATATAGGAAAATAATATGGCACAAAATTTTAGAAGATACACAAGTAACGATGTAGGAGCTTCTGCTGCTACAATATTTACTGCAAACTCGTATGATACATTAGTTGGTATATATGTTGCTAACGTAGCTGCGACTTCTGTTACAGCGTCAGTTTATATTAATGATGGTGCTAACGATATTTATTTAATTAAAGATGCACCAATACCTACTGGTTCTGCTCTACAAGTTTTAGATGGTGGATCAAAAATAGTAGTTCAGTCTGGTGATGCACTAAAAGTTATTTCTAATACTGCAAGTTCATTAGATGTTTGGGTATCTGCAGTTGATGATATAAGTTCATAACAGGAAATCGCAATGGGTTTTATTGGAAGACAACCAACACCATCACCACTAACAAGTGCTGATATAACAGATGGTATTATTACTGCTGCTAAACTAGCACCAGGAGCTGTTGAAGGTGTTACAACAGGATTAATTATACCTTGGAGTTCTTCTACTGCACCAACAGGATTTTTAGAGTGTGATGGTTCATCTGTATCTACAACAACTTATGCTGCATTATTTGCAGTAGTTGGTTATGTATATGGTGGATCTGGAGCAAGTTTTAATTTACCAGATCTAAGAGATAGAACAGCAGTACATAAATCTGGTACAAAATCTTTTGCAACAACTGGTGGTGCTAATACAGTTACACCAACAGGAAACATTACTGGTTCAACTGGTAGTACCACTTTAACTACTCAACAGATTCCCTCACATACACATTGTTCTTCTGTAAGTGGTACTACTTACGCTTTTTGTAGATCACCTAGTGGGAATATAAACAACATGGTTTCAGGTTCAACAGGTGGTGGTCAATCTCATAACCACACTTTAAGTGCTAATTTCTCAGGTACAGCCAATTCTGTTCTTCAGCCTTACCTAACATTAATGTATATAATTAAAACATAAGTATGGCATACATTGGAAAACAATTACCATTAACAGGAGTTATAACTTGGCAACCAGTTAAGACATCTAACTTTACTGCTGTTGCTGGAGAAGGATATTTTGTTAATACTACATCTGGTGCTATAACAGCAACATTACCAGCTTCTCCATTACAAGGTGATGAAATAAGATTCTTGGATGTTTCAGCAACATTTGATACTAATAATTTAACTGTTGGGAGAAATGGAAAACCTATACAAGGTTCTGCCACAGATTTAACAGTTGCAACAGAACGAGCAGGATTCTCTCTTGTTTATTATGATGCAACACAAGGATGGTTAATTAAGGATAAATAATATGACAACATACGAAGCAGCTAAATATAGTTTTGATGGTGGAAGTATAACTGGATTAGCAGGTTTAAATACTGGTTTAATTATTCCATGGAGTACAACTACTGCTCCTTCTGGTTTCTTAGAATGCGATGGTGCTGCTGTATCAAGATCAACGTATGCAGCTTTATTTGCTGTTGTTGGTACTACTTATGGTGTTGGTAATGGAACAACAACATTTAATCTTCCAGACTTAACAGACAAAACAGTTGTAGCAAGATCAACAGCTAATTCTAAATCATTAGCACAAACAGGTGGAGCAAACACTGTAACTCCTACAGGAAACATCTCAGGCTCGACTGGAAGTACCACTTTAACGTCAAATCAAATTCCTAGTCATAGTCATAGTTTTCCTACTTCAGGTATGTGTGGTGTTGGGTCAAGTCAAGTAGGTGGAATGTCAGGTCAAGGGGGTAGTAATGCAACTACTCAAAATACAGGAGGTGGTCAATCTCATGACCATACCTTGTCAGCTAATTTTTCAGGTTCAGCTAATTCAGTATTACAACCATATTTAGTATTAATGTATATTATTAAAACATAATGATTGTATTTTATAAAAAAAATTAATATAAACAAACCATAGGAAAAAATTATGCACTTAACAGTAATACCATCAGATAAACAAATTTATTTAGAAACATCTGATACACAATATCCAAATAGACGTTGTCATATAATTGATAATGATTCTGAATTTTGGAACTCAGTTGATCCTAGAATTAATGCAATTCAATATCATTCAGATGGTTTAAAACAAATTGAATATAATAATCCAAGAGAAGATGTAGTTATTAAAGATATTTCTGAAGTTCAAAAATATATTGATAGATTTAATTTAACTGAGCAAACATATCAATCTCAAATTGCTTGGGATAATAATAATGTTCAAATAACATTAGAAGATAATACTCAAAGAGCAGAAACTAGAGAAGAAAAAATCAATAGACTTGGTCCAAGACCATAGTTACTTATAACTAATCCAAGAAGTAGCAATATACTTTTCACCACTTAATGGTGGATTGCCTCTATGCACATAAGGAAACGTAGCTGGAAAAATACATATTCTTCCTTTAACAGCTTTTACTCTTTGTGATTGTAATAGAAATTCTGTTTCACCACCTTCTTCAACTGTGTTTAAATATATAGTATAAGCCAATACTCTCTTCTGCATATCCCTTGGTTCATTGTGTTCAATGTGCCAAACATGATAACCTTGAGATGGTAATGTTTTTTGTATCTTAATGTAATCTGTTAAAATATTTTCTGATGTATATTTCTTAATATTAGTTTCTGTATAGTAATGTCTTAATGCTAAATCAAAATTAACCATTAATAATTTTAATTTATTAACATTAAAATCCTCTTGAGTTAAATCTTCTGGAGTACAAAATAATTGTTTGTCATTTTTAAAATCTTGTGTAGCACCCTCAGATGTAAATCTAGAAAATACTTTATTAAATTCATTATATTTATTAAACAACTCCATAGCTTCATCACATGCTTGATCTGGAATATATCCATCATATACACCTATAAAATCTTTAATGTTACTTTTTCTCTCTTGCATCACCTAACTCTTTTATTAATTTATTTTTTTTCCAATCAGTTCCTTCAATAATATTGGTAACTAAACAATATCTTGTTTTACCATCTTCTTCAACCTTTGGAACTCCATGTAATATGTTTGGTGGAAATATATAATAAGATCCTCTTTTTGGTTGAATGGTCATTTTAAGTTCTGGAAGTATTAATGGAGATCCTTCAGTTAAATATAAAATTAAATGATAATCTTTATGCGTGTGCATAGCCACACTATCACCTTTTTTAATTTCATTACCCCATGAATCAAATGATATATTTTTGTTGTACCAATTATCTTTATTGAAAAATGGATTTGAGTTTTGATGTTTGTTAACTACATAATCTATAAATCTTGTAAATTCTGGTTTATCATTAAAAAATCCCCATGGAGTTTTACCCCCATAAACATTTGTAATTTCTGTTGTATCTAAGTTTTGTGAAATCATTGTAATTAAATTCATCATATCAACTACATTGTCATATACGCCATGCGAAATCTGAACTGTTCTTGGATAGGTTACAATTAAACTATGAGAGAAATTTTCTTCCTGTTTTATTTCATCTAATATTATCATACGTTTTCTTCATTAGGTTTGAATGCTTGAATAGTAAAATGTATAAATCTAAAAGGATCTATACCTTCATCTATTACATACTCATGTAATAAATAAGAATTAAAAAATACAAATGTTCCAGGCAATATTTTAAATGGAAATCTATTATAAGCATACTGAATTGAATCTTTTTTAAATGGTAATTCAGTAATTAACTTAGCTGGTCTTGGATCATGGAATACAGGATGAGATGTTTTTGGTGAACATTTTAAAAAGTAAAATCCAGATATATGACTATTATCATGTAAATGAGGAAAGTGATAACCACCACCAGCTTTAGGAAATTCTTGAACCCATAAATCTTTAAAGTAAAGTTTATGACCAGTTAAATCATAACCTTGTTCTGTTAATATATTGTAACTTGTATCTTTAACAAATGCTTTAAATTCATTTAACTCAGGATCATTACCAATATAATCAGAATGATGAACAACTGCAAAATCTTTCAAATCTTTTTCTTTTAATTTGTTTCTTTCATCAATTATTGATTGATTATTTTTTTTAGCTTCTTCTATATATTTATCACAAACATTATTTAACTTGCTAACCCATATAGGCACAAGAATATCATATACTGGTGATACAAATAGATTGTTTATGTTTAACCCTATATTCATTGTTTTGTTTTAATATTTATACTATAATATGTAAATAAACAAAAGGGTTTTTTAAAAAATTATACACATACTACTAATATGAATATATTAATAGCTATCCCATGCTATGGTGGCAACATCAGTAACATGACATTCCATTCATTATTTAATTGCATCAAACCTTTAAATGATATGGGACACAATCTTAGAATAGAAACACTTCCAACTGAATCCTTAATCAATCGTGCTAGAAATAAGTTTGTAACTAAGTTCTTAGACAATAAAGAATTTAATGGTACGCATTTATTATTCATTGATGCTGACATTGGTTTCACATTACAAAATCTTTTAAGAGTTATAGAGTTTAATAAAGAAGTTGTTACATGCACCTATCCTGTAAAAGGTTTTTACTGGCAGCAATTACTAGATCGTATCAAAGAAAATAATAATATAGATGAACAAACAATGCGTGATTATCTTTTGCAGTTCAATGTTAATCTATATCCTAACACAGAATTTAAACAGGGATTC